GGGCACCAACGCCGGGAGTCAATTTCTTTCGCGTGCCGACTTTTCAAAGGGGGGTGGTCTTGTGCAGAAGCAAAAACTATGCGATAGTTCGCAAGTTTCGGGCGAAGTTGGCAAAAGTAAGCCGAAGCGCAAGCCCGCTTCCATGCAATCGCGTGTCGAAAGCGAGGTGCGCAACCTTCAACGCATCACGAAGGACGCAATACCAGACGAGAAGCGCAAAGTTGTGTTGCCGATGCTCCACAACATCGCGTTTCTGAAAGTCAAGCTTGACGAAGCGCGGCACGAACTGCTTTATGAAAGCATCTTCACCGAGTATGACAACGGCGGCGGTCAATCGGGCTTGCGAGAGCATCCCGGCTTTTCCGCTTACAACAAGCTATTCACTACGTTTCAGCGTGGCATCAAGCAGCTTTGCGATCTGATGCCGACCGGCGCGGCGGCTGCTGATGCGCTCACGGATTACCTAGCTGAAACGCGCTATGACTAAGGCCGCTAAGGCTGGGCGGTGCGAGAAAGCTATACGTGAATACTTCGGCGGCGTGCTTGACGGGTCTATAACGGCGTGCCGCAAGATCAAGCAGGTAGCTGCAAAGATTCTGCGCGACATGGACAACAAAGACCCGCTTTATCCGTACCATTTCCGCGAAGAGTACGCGAGCAAGCACGTTAACTTCATTGAGCGCTTTTGCCGCCTACCATCCGGCAAGCTTGGGCACGCTTTCAAGCTGGAATTGTTCCAACTTGCCATTCTGTCCGTGATTTTCGGCTTCGTAGACGCAGAGGGCTTGCGGCAGTACCGTGAAGTGCTTTGGGTCATGGGCAGGAAGAACGGAAAGACCGCGCTTGCGTCCGGCATCGAAATTGACTTGCAGGTGAACGATGACGAGGGCGCACCAGAGGTCTACAACGTGGCGACCGCCCACGATCAGGCAGCTAAGGGCTTCAACAACGCTTGGCGCATGATTAAAACGTCCCCGGCGCTGTCAAAGCATATCCGCAAGCGCGTAAGCGACCTGTATTGCGATTTGAACATGGGCACCATCAAGGCGCTTAGCGCGAACACGAACCACCTTGACGGCTTGGACGTGTCGGGCGCGATCATTGACGAGTTGGCGGCCATGCGAAACCGCGACTTGTACGACCTGACCATACAAGGCACGTCGGCGCGTAGGCAACCGCTTGTGTTGGAGATCACAACAAACGGCTTCGTCCGCGCTGGCATCTTCGATGCGCAATACCAGTACGCCGCCAAGTGGCTTGACGGTCAGGCAACCGGCGTTGACGCGGAGCGCTTCATTGCGTTCATCTACGAATTGGACGAACGCGACGAATGGGAGCATGAACCGGCGTGGGTCAAGGCCAATCCGGGCTTAGGCACCATCAAATCACTGCCAGCGCTTCGCAAGAACGTGAGCAAGGCGAAGAACGACCCTACGTTTCTGCCGACGCTGCTTGTTAAGGATTTCAACCTGATTGAGAACCAAAGCCAAGCTTGGCTTACGTGGTCAGAGATACACAACGACGCGACCTTTGACCCGTCGGACGGCTTCACCTACGCGATTTTGGGCGTTGACGCTTCGGACACAACCGACCTGACGGCGGCGTGTCTGCTCATGCAGCGCCCGAACGACCCGCACATATACGCGCTGCACATGGCGTGGATTCCGCAACGTGCGCTAGAGCAAGCGGAGCGCGAGGGGCGGCGCGGCGGGCGTGACGGCGTGCCATATGATGCGTGGATTGCCAACGGCTACTTGCGCACGTGCCCAACGCCCATTATTGATAAGCGCGTCGTGCTTGATTGGGTGGCCGAGGTTCAACAGAAATACGGCATCTATGCCGTTGCTTGCGGCTATGACCCGTGGCATATGCGCGACGTGCCGACCGTGGAAGCTTACGAAGGTTACTTCGGCGCTGACTACTTCCGGCGCGTCGTGCAGGGTGCGCAAACCCTGTCAATGCCCATGAAGGAACTACGGGCGCTTTACCGGGAGAACCGAATAGTTGACAACGCCAACCCAATTGCGGAGTGGTGCCGCTCAAACGTGGCCGTCAGATCGGACGCGAACGGCAACATTGCGCCGGACAAGAAGAACCAAGACCCGCGCAACCGCATTGACGCATGGGCGGCGGAGTGTGACGCGTTCGTAGTCCTTAAAGACATGGCCGACGAATACCAATCAATGATAGGGGGCTGAAACCTTGGCAAGACTGAAACCGCGCTTGCGCTCAATGTTCGATTCCGTGTTTCACGGCAAGCAGATGCAAGCCGTAAACGGCTACTTCTCAACGTTCACGGCCTACCAACCAAGCTTCACCACTTGGACGGGCGGCATTTACGAAGCGGAGTTGACGCGATCAATCATCGAGAGCGGCGCGAACCACGCAAGCAAGCTGAAACCAGAGGTAAGCGGCACCGCGCAGAGCCACGCCACGGCTTCGCTGGCCTACCAGCCCAACCCGTGGATGACAACGCCGCAGTTCATCAAGCGCATTTACACCATGTTGCAGGTGAACGACACGGCGTTGATTATTCCGCTGTTCGCCGATGACAACACAACGCACGTTGGCTATTACCCGGTGTTGCCGAGCAAATGCACGGCCTATGACGTGGGCGGCGAACTTTGGTTGAAGCTTGACTTTCCGACTTCTGAAAGCGTGTACGTGGAATGGTCACGCGTCGGCGTTATGACGCGCCACCAGTACCGAAGTGACCTTTTCGGCGACGGCACCAACGTTCTTAATCCAACGCTAGAACTGATGCACGCGCAGACCGAAGGGGAAATGAACGCCATTAAGCAAGGCGCTTTCATCCGCTTCATAGGCAAGTTGAGCCAGAACCGCAACGACAAGGACAGGGAACAGGCCGCAAAGGACTTCAACAAGCAGCTTGACCCGTCCAACGCGGGCGGCATCGCCGTGTATGACCGCATCTTTGACGATGTGAAGCAGATTACGCCGTCAAGCTACACGGTTGACGCGGCGCAGATGGAGCGCATCGAGAAGAGCGCCTATAGGTTCTTCGGAACCAACGAAGATGTGGTGCTGAACAAGGCGAACGAGGACACCTATAACGCGTTCTACGAAGGGAACATTGAGACGTTCGCCGTTCAGCTTGGCTACGTGCTAACCGCGATGACCTACAGCAGGAACGAGATTGCCCACGGAAACGAAATCATGTTTTCGGCAAACCGCTTGGAGTTCGCCAGCAACACCACGAAGCTTGCCGTTTCAACGGCGCTTTTCGACCGTGGAATCTGGAACGGAAACCAAGTTGCCGACGTGTTCCAATCGCCGCACTACGAGGGCGGAGAGCGCCACGTAATCCGTGGCGAGTATATCGACCTTGGGTTGATTAGCGAGCATACGGCAGAGCAAGCCGCGAGCGCCGCGCAGACCAACGCCAACATTGCGCTTTCGGAGCAGATAGGCGCACCAAAGGACAAGGGACAAGGGGGCAACGATGCCAAGCAAGCCGAATGAAAGACAGTACCGAACATTGACCGCCACGCTCGCGCCGCTCAAACGCGCAGACGAGGGCGGCGAAGAGCCGAAGAAGCGCTTTGACAGTGATTACTACGTCGAGGGCTACGCAAGCACGTTCAATGACCCCTACCCCATCTATTGCGACTTCGCGGGCAACGAGTATTTGGAGATCATCAGCCCCGATGCTTTCCGCGAAGCCGATATGTCGGACGTGATTTTGCAGTACGACCACGAAGGGCGCGTGTACGCCCGCACAAGTAACGGCACGCTGCTTATCGAGCCGGACGAACACGGCTTGTTCATCGCCGCCGACCTGTCGCGCAGCCAAGCATCGCGCGAACTTTACGAAGAGATAGCCGCCGGACTTATCACGCGTATGTCATGGGCGTTCACCGTGGCCGCTGACGAGTTCGACAGGGAAACCCGCACCACCACTATTACGCGGGTCAAAAAGGTTTTCGACGTGTCGGCGGTGAGCCTTCCGGCTGACCCCAACACCGAGATTAGCGCACGCAACTTGCTTAACGGAGAGATTGAGCAGACGCGCAAGGAGTTTGCGCGGCGGCGCATGACGCACGCGAGGGCGTGCGCCGTAATGGCAATTGCAAACGCAAGAAAGAAAGGCTAGAACCATGGATGAACTGTTGAAGGAACTGCAAGCGCTGATTGACAAGTACGCCGAGGGCACCCCCGAGGGCGTGACCGAGGAAGAGGCCAAGCAGGACGAAGAGCGCATGGCCGAACTTACGGCGGAGATCGAGCGCAAGACCACCGAGCAGGCCGAGCAGCGCAAGACCCGCGCCGCCGCTGTCGCCGCCGCCCGTTCCGCTATCGAGAGCGGAGCCGCGCCGAAGGTTTCCACCGTGCCGCTGGCACGCAGCGCGAGCGCTGCCGGTGCCGTCGTGCGCGACACGACCGACTACGACGCTGCCGCGAAGCGCGGTTGGCTCAAAGACGTTGCGACCCGCGCGGGCGTGCAGCTTGGCGGTGGCAACGACATGACCCCTCAGGAGCGTGCGGCGTTCACCGCGCTTACCACCAACACCGATGCCGTCATTCCGAAGGAGATTCAAGGTCAGATCATCAGCCTTGTTGACAATTCGGCGGTGCTGTTCGGCGACGTTAGCCGCGACAACTTCAAGCATCAGTATGAGTTGGTGCGCCACACCGGCATTGCGCAGGGCGATGCGGCGAAGACCAAAGAGGGCGAAGCGCCCGCCGACGAGCAGAACGAATTTGACACCATCGCGCTTGCTGGCGAAGAGATCAAGAAGACCGCCAAGCTTTCACGCAAGATGGCCGTTCAGTCTATGGATGGCTTCGAAGCATGGCTTATCAAAGAGGTTGCCGCCCGCATCGCGGTTGCGGCTAACGCCTTTGTCCATGACCGCCTGACTGATGCGAAGCTTGGCATTGCCGCCGCGAACCTCATTACGTGTGCCAAGGCTGGCACGCTGACCAAGGCCGACATTACTAAGATGTTCGGGCTTCTGAAAACCTTTGGCAATCCCGTTCCGAAGGGCGCAATTGTTTACGCCAACAATGACACCATTTGGAACTACATTGCCATGGTTGAGGACAAGAACGGCAATAGCTACTTCGTTGACGAGAAGACCGAAGACCCCGCCGTGCAAGGCCGCATCTTCGGAAAGTACGTTAAGCAGGACGATAGCGTGCCTGACGGCGTTATCCGCGCTGGCTATCCCGATCTTGTCAAAGGCAACGTCTTTGACGGCATCGACGTTACCGGCTACGTCGCCACCGACGGCACGCAGCGCCATTGCTTCGATGGCTACCTGCTCTATGATTGCGGCCTTGCCGTCCCGCAGGGCTTCACGCAGCTTACCATCGGCGGCGCATCCGCCTAAGTGATCTAAGGGGGTGCCACCGATGGCAGACGAAAACAAAGCCGACCTTCTGGCGGCTTGCCGTAGCGCCCTGCGCATCCCTGCCGATTACACCGGCTATGACGAAGAGATAGCCGACCTTGTGAGCGCCGCCCGTTCCGCACTGGTTGCGGGCGGCGTTTCCGACGCTAAGGCCAACAGCGACGATGACGCAAGCGTGCGCGTCGCCGTGAAAACCTACGTCAAGGCTAACTTCGGCATGGACAACCCGGACGCTGACAGGCTCATGCGCTCATTCGGCGAAATGCTTTGCCGCATGGCCGGAAGCACCGAGCATGGCGGCAAGGCAGAAGCGGGCGCGAAATGAGTATGTGGGCTGGCGCGTGCCAGCTTGCCACCGAGACGCAGACGCGCGACAAGCGCGGCGTTGTTTCAACCTCGCTTGCGTTCCGGGACGTGCCTTGCAACGTCTACAGCATCAGCGCGGCAGCTTACTACGCCGCAAGCGCGGCGGGCATCAAGCCGCAAGCGGTAATCGAGTTGAGGGCGTGCGCCTATCGCGGCGAAACGCTGGTGAAGTTCAACGGCGCATTGCTTGCCGTTGAGCGCGTGGAGCGAACGCCGGACAACGTGCGGCTAACGCTTGTTGAGAGGGTGGGCGACCGTGAGCAGGGTTAGCAACGACATTGAACGCGAGATTGCCGCCGCCATGCGCGACTGCATAAGCGAAAACGAAGCGGTGTTGGAGCAACGCGCCGCCGCTGCTGGCAAATCGGCTGTTAAGCGCCTGAAAGCAGTGAGCCGCAAGCGTTCCGGCAAGTACGCGAAGGGATGGACTAGCACCGTAGACCACGCAAGCTTAGAACAGGGCGTTGAAGTGACGGTGCATAACAAGCAATACCAGCTAACGCACCTGCTTGAAAAAGGCCATAAGATCAAGAACCAGACCGGCAAGACATACGGTGTTGCACCGGGCGACGGGGTAATTGAAGCCGTGGCCGAAGAGGGGGGGCGCGAGTTCATGGCGGGCGGTGATGCGACGTGATCACGCTTGACCAACTTTGCGCCGTGCTTGACGGTCTGAACATCCCTTGGGCTAACGAGGGCTTTTCAGACGATGACAAGCCCGCGCCGCCCTATATGAGCCTTGAAGCGGGATTTGGCGAAACGGCCTATGCCGACAACGACGCTTGGGCGCGTTGGATGCCCTACGAAGTCTTGCTTTACACCGCGCAGCGCTCATATGACCTTGAAGCGAAGCTTGCCGATGCGCTGGACGCGGCGGGCTGCGCATTCGAGAAAGCAATAACACACCTAGACGGCGAACGGCTCATTGAAGCGTCGTTCACTGTCAACGTAACCGAGTAGATAGGAGCCTTGAAAATGGCACGCAATGGCTTTTTCGGCGTTCGCAATTCTCACTTTGCGATCTGCACCGACGAAGACAAGTTCACTTACGAAACGCCGGTGCATGTAGCCGGTACTGTCGAAATCAGCATGGAACCGAGCGTTGAGACGGGCACGAGCCATGCAGACAACGACGTTTGGCTAGAAGAGCAGCAGGACAACGGCGGCAGCGGCACCATGAGTTTCTACGATACCGAAAGCACGCCAGAACTGCGCCAGCTTATCGCCGATCTGGTGGGCTACACGATTGCAAAGGACGGGCGCACCATCCTTAGCGCGAACAAGAAGCCCAAGAAGTTTGCGTTTATGTGCGAGCAGCCCGGCCACATTCTAGGCCGCCGCCGCTGCTTGGCGATGTGCCAGCTTTCCAAGCCGTCGCAGACGCTCACCACCAACAGCGACACGCCGGAGATCACGCAGCTTGACTATGCCTTTACATGGAAGCCCATTATCCCGCCCGGTGGCATTGCCGATGACCGCGCGAGCGGCTATGACAGCTTTTCGGATTTGCCGGACTATGAAACGTTCTTCGATGCCGTCAACCTTGACGGGATGGTAGGACAGAAGACAGACGCGGAAGACGAACCCGCGCAGAGTGAAACCGGGGGCGAGTAATGGTTATCGACTTCGGCGAAGGGATGGAGTTTGAAGCCACTTTCAACGGCTTCACGCCCATTGTGTTTTCGCGCACGTTCAACGTTGAGAAGCCAAGCGGCGCGACGCGCCCCAAGGACATTAACGAAGACGTGGGCATGATCGTTGAAACGATGCGGTCTTGCGGTATGCCGTCGATGACGGCGCTTCTTGAAATCGCCTATGCGTGCATCAAGACCGCGAAGCCGCGTTGGGCGCTTGGCTTTGACAAGTGGGTGAAATCGCTTCCGCCCGCCGCGTTCGACCTACAGAAGGGGGACGGTTGGGCGGCTGACGTGATGGGCATTGTCGAGGACAACTTTTTTCCTTCAACGCCCGATGGAGTGGAAGCCGCGCCCGCCGAAACGGCCAGCGCCGCCACTGCCTAGCAATCTGGCTGACGCGTGCGACGCACGCTATCTGTATGACTGCCAGCAATGCGGGCTTTCCATCACGGATTTGCAGCAACTTAGCTTCCGACAGGTCAAAGACCTGTTGGAGATTCACGCGTTCTACACCGATGCCGCCGCAAACTACGACGATGACGAAAAGGCACGCAAGGCCGAAGCGGCATTTTGGGGCTAGTGAACGTTTCACGGCACCGCACCCGCGCGGGCGCGGTGTTTGAAGCGCTCATGCACTTTGAAAACAGAAAGAAGGTGAACCGGCATGGCGGTAAGCTACAAAGGACTTGTTATCAAGTTCGGCGGCGACACTACCGAACTTCAAGGGGCTTTGAAAAAGGTTTCGAGCGAATCAAAGAAGACCCAAGCGGACTTGAAGGAAATTGACAAGTCTTTGAAGTTCAACCCCGGCAACACCGACTTGCTGCAACAGAAGGTCAAGGCGCTAAACAGCGCCTATGGCGAGACGCAACAGAAGTTGGACGCGTACAAACAGGCGCTTGCGCAGCTTGAAGCGAAGCAACAGAGCGGCGCTAGGCTGACCGCCGAAGAGGAACGGCAATATGACAGCCTTAAACGCGCTATCCTGCAATGCGAAAACCAGCTTGAATCATACGGCAAGGAACTTGCCGAAACATCACGCGAAGCCGAAGCGTCGAAAACCAAGCTTTATAAGTTCGGCCAGACCATCGAAGACAACGCCGACAAGCTGGAAAAGGCGGGCAAGGGCGTTGAGCGCGGCGGTCTTGCTATTTCCGGCGGCATCACGGCGGCGGCAACCGGCCTGACCGCACTTGCGGAGAGCCAGGAAGAGGCCATAGCCAAAAACAACCAGCTTGAAACCGCTTTCACCAGCGCCGGAAGCACTATTGAGCAAGCGCAGACCACCTATGCGAACTTCTACCGCATCTTGGGCGATGGCGACACCGCCACCGAAGCGAGCCAGAACCTAATCAGGCTCACGCAAGACGAAGAGGAATTGAAGAAGTGGACTGACATTGCAGCCGGTGCATATGCGACGTTCGGCGACGCTCTGCCGTTGGAGAACTTGGCAGAGACGGCGCAGGAAACCGCACATACCGGCGCGGTAACCGGCAGTTTCGCCGACGCGCTCAATTGGTCAACGGCGAGCGCCGAGCAGTGGAGCAGCGCCCTTTCCGGCAATTCTGCCGCACAAGCAGCTTTCAACAAGGCCATTGCAGAGGGTCAGACCAAGGAAGACGCTTTTAACGAAGCGCTGGCGGCGTGCAAGACCGAGCAGGAACGCGCGACACTTGTAACGGACGCGCTGGCGGGCGTTTACGGTGATGCTGGCAAGGCGTTTCAGGAAACCAACAAAGACTTGTTGGCAAGCCGCGACGCGCAAAACGAACTAGAAACGTCCATGCGCGAAATGGGCGAAGCGGCGTTGCCGGTAAAACAGATGGTAACCGAGATCGGAAGCGAGATTCTGGGCAAGCTGACACCGGCGCTTCAAGCCGCTTCGGACTGGTTCAAATCGCTGTCGCCGGAGCAGCAGGAACTAGTCAAGAACCTTGGGTTGGGCGTGCTGGCGTTCGGCGGGGTTACTACCGCCGTTGGCAAGTTCATGCAGAGCGCCGCGCCCATCGGCGGCGCGATCAAGAGCATTGCGGGCGGCTTCGTTGACCTTGGCGGAAAGGCCGACGGGCTGGGCGGGAAGTTCGGCGGCCTTGGCGGCGGCTGGAAGAGCCTAACCGGGCTTATCACCGCTAACCCTATCGGCCTTGGCATCGCGGCGGTAAGCGCGGCGGTTGCCGGTCTAACGTGGTTCTTCACGCAGACCGAGACGGGCAAGCAGATGTGGGCTGACTTCACCGGCTGGATTTCGGAGAAGTGGCAGGGCGTTTGCGACTTCCTAAGCGGTGCCGGTGAGTTCTGGGGCGGCGTTTGGAACGACGTTACCAGCGGCGTTGAGCAGTTCAAAAGCGACGTTGCGAGCAAATGGGAAGGGTTCAAGCAAGACGCAAGCAACGCTTGGGAGAACATCAAAAGCACCGTTTCCGAAAAGGCACAGGGGGCGGCTGATTGGGTTTCCGACAAGTGGAACACCCTACAGACCGCCACGCAAACGTACTTCGGCGGCATCGCTTCCACCGTGCAAAACGACATGAACACAGCAAAGCAGGTGGGCAGCAGCGCGGGCAGCGCCCTGCAAGCCGCCTTGTCCGGCGACTGGTCAACAGCAAAGGCCGAAGCCGCCAACGCCTTTAACGCGATCAAGGACAACATCAGCCAGAAGATGGACAACGCGCAGCAAAACGCCGTGCGCGTCGCCGATGCCATAGGCAACAAGCTTGGCTTTCCGGGCTTGGGCGAGAAGGTCAACGGCGTGTTCAACAGCGTGCGCGACTTCATGAAGAACCCCATTGAAAACGCGTGGAACTGGATTAAGGACATTCCGAACAAGATCATGAACGCCTTTGGCGGCATCAAGATTGAGTTACCGAAAATCAAGATGCCGCATTTCAACGTTTCTTGGAACGACATAGGCGGCATCGTGAAGCTGCCTAGCATTTCCGTTGACTGGTACGCGAAGGGCGGCTATTTCGACAAAGCTTCGATCATCGGCGTTGGCGAAGCTGGCGGCGAGTACGTGGCACCAGAAAAGCAGCTATGGGACTTCATAGAACGTGCGGTTAACAACGCGTTCAACGGCGGACAGCCCGCGCAGCAAATCGCCGTCAGCGTAGAGGTAAACGCGACGGTTGCGGGCAACGCGGACGCGTACCAGACAGGCCAGCAAATCGGCCTTGGGATTGCAAGCAAGCTAAAGCAAAGGGGTGTGAGCGTTGCAACGTAGGATGAAGCGGGCGCAGACAGACCGCGTTATATTCAACGGGCACGATCTAAGCGCCCTAGTAAGCTGCAAGGTCAACCGGCCAATCATGGCACCTGTAAACGCGAACTTCGAGAGCGTTTCAGGCCGTCACGGGGAGTTGTTCAAATCGGCTTTCTTCGGGGGCTATGACCTGCCGGTTGACATTTGGCTAAGAAGCGATGACAGGCGCGACGCGGCGACGGTTCGGCACGCGCTGGCGGAACTGCTATGCACCGACGAACCCGCGCCGCTGGTGCTGCCGGATGACCCCACGCGCTACCTTCTGGCAATCGTGAGCGGGTCAACGGACTTGGGCGAGATCACGGACGCTTGCCCAAGCACAACGGTTACGTTCCACGTCGGCGACCCGTTCTATTACGGCAACAAGCGCCGCGTTGAGGTCAAGGCGGGAACGTTCACGGTGAACGCGGGCGGCAACCGCCCCGCGCATCTGGCAATCACCGCCAAGCCGTCTTCAAGCGCGGCTTGGTATATCAGGAACGTTGACACGGGCGAGCAAGTAAAGCTTGCGTCGAGCGTCACAAGCACAAGCACCGTGCGCGTTGACATGGCGCTAGAGCGGGCGACCGTCAACAGCCAAGCCGCCGCCGTCACGCTTGATTCGGATTTCTTCACGATCAATGGCCGCACGACCCTGCAACTAAGCGGCGGAAGCGCGGTGCTGGAATGGCGGGAACGATGGCTTTAATCAGAAAAGTTGGCTTCACGCGCTTTTCGCGCTGGGGCGTGAACATTGGGCGGCTGGACGTTACGGCGGCGACGCACACCGAAGCGCTGGACGGCACCGACGAAATCAAGGTGACGTGTTCCGATGACGTGAACAAGGGTGACTATATCGTTTGGGTTGACGCGCAGGGCAAGACCCATGAACACATTGTTGACGATGCGAGCCGCACCCACGGCGAAGACGGCACCTTGCAAACCGAGTTCACGGGCGTTAACTCAATCGCCGAACTTTGGGACGATTGGACGGACGATGTAAGGCCGTCGGGGCAGGTTGCGACGGCTCTTGCCCGCGTGCTTACGGGCACGCGCTGGACGGTGGGCACGTGCGACGTGACCGCAAGCACAAGCGTCGTTCTGTACCACCAGAGCGCCCGCGAATCCGTGGCAGAGATTTTGGAAGCGTGGGGCGGCGAGTTGGAAACCACCATAGAAACCAACGGTTCTTCGGTGGTTTCGCGCAAAGTGGGCGTGCGCAAGCTGCGCGGCAACCAGTCAAGCCCAAAGCGCTTCACGTGGACGAAGGACATTAAGACCATCACGCGCACGGTGTCAGCCGATAACCCGAAAACGCGCGTCTACGGCTACGGCAAGGGCGTTGAAACCGATTCGGGCGCTTACGGCAGACGCTTGACCTTCGCATCTGTCAACGGCGGCAAAGCCTACGTCGAGGATGCCGCCGCAACGAAGATTTGGGGGCACCCGGACGCACGCGGCACGGCGCTTCCGGCTTGCACAAGCTACGTGGACGAGCAGTGCGAGGATGCCGCGCAGCTTCTAAAGGAAACGAAAGCGTACCTTGCAGAGGTCAGCGAACCGAAGGTTAGCTATGAAGCAAGCGTGCTTGACCTGTACGCGTTCGGGCGAAGCTGGGAAGGCGTGGCGGTAGGTGACCGCGTGGCGATCATCGACAAGGGCTTTACCGAAGAGGGTATAAGGCTTACCGGGCGCGTTTCACAGATCGAACGCGACTTGCTGGGCGGCGACGCTACCGTTACTTTCGGCAACCTCATTAACAGCATGGCCGATATGTGGCAGAGCGTGAGCCAGACCCTAAAGAACAGCAGCCGCGCGGCGGCGACATATGACGCGGTGGCGGGCACGTCGGTTAGCTGGCTTGTGCAGCTTCAAGACGCGCTTAACGACCAGTTCAACGCGGTTGGGACATACAAGCTTGAAACGTTCGAGTTGGGCAGCTTGTACAGCAACGTGCCCTTGAACCCCGAAACCGGCTTGCCCCTCAAAAGCGTGTCGGGTATGTGGTGCGTGAACATTTCCGGGCGCGGCATCCGCCTTGCTTCGAGCCTTACGAGCAGCGGGCAATGGAACTGGAAGACGTTTATAACCGGCGCGAGCGTGACAGCCGATTGCATCAACGCCGGGACGATGCGAGCCGACCGCATACGCGCGGGGCTTCTGACGGATGACCTAGGGCGCAGCACATGGGATTTGACCAACGGAACGTTGAAGACAAACTACATGACCGCTAACAACATCACCGCAAACGGCCAGTTCTCATGCGGCTACGCGTCAAACCTTTTGCAGCTTATCGCCGGTGAGATTCGGGGGCTTGAAAACGGCACGCAGATTGGCGTAATCGACTTTTCGGCGCACTTCCGAAACATTCAGACCGGCGAGCAGTACACCGGCTTGCAGCTTCTGGGCAACCACGGCATAAGGATTTCGACCCCGCAAATATCCGTGGCAGAAAGCGGAGACAGAAGCGTTGTTGCGACCATCTGCAAATCAGGCACCATGCAACAGCCAATCGTCACCGAGGTTCACGGCAACGGCAACGGTTGCGTTAGCTGGCATTACGGAACATTCAAGATCAACTTTTCTGACGGGCTTTGCACGTCTTGTGTAACTGTCGGCACAGGTTAGGGGGCTTCAATTGGACAAACCAGTTATGTACATGGCGCATGACGCTTTGAGCAACACCGAAATGCAGGTGTCGGAGTTCGACCCGGCGTTGCTCGCCGCAGCGGAAGCGCAGGGCGTTATCTTCGTCGCGGTTGACGCGGCGGGCGACCGCCAAATTGTGAGGGCGTGCGATGTGACACCGCCAAGCGGCGTTGAAGGTTCGTTCACGCTGGTTGAACCCGTCTACGTTGATGACCGCATGGACGCGGTGCTAGACGTGTTCGACGCTATGGCCGCGCTCATACTGCCCGAATCCGCCACGCTGTCGGCATCAGAGGGCGCGACCGCGCCGCCGCGCGACCCCATAGAGGTTTTCGGCGAGAAGCTTACAGCCCTGCGCGAGATCACCAAGGCAGGTGAGAGCAGATGAACACGCACACCCTTGAACTAGACCTTAGCAAGGACGGCTTGGGCGCTGGCCTTGTGAGGGTCGGACAGGGCGACAAGCACGGAACGACCATCAAGGCGCTTATCTACGACGGCGGCGCGGAAGCCGCGCTAACGGGGTTCACGGCCTACCTTGAAGTGCTGTTGCCGAACAAGCGAAACTACTACCGAGCAGCCGCCGCGATTTCGGGCAACGCCGCCACGGTGACCGTGGACGAAAACAAGCTTTGCAGTGTCGCCGGTTACACCGACGAAGCCTATTTCGCGTTCGAGAAAGACGGCGTGCGCTACTCAACGGAGCGCTTCGCAATCGAGATTTTGCGATGCGTCACCGAGGGGCAGAAGCCCGCGCAAAGCTGGGATGACGCTATAGACAACCTCATTTCGCGCGGCAACGCAGCGGTCAGCGCCGCGAACACGGCAGCGGGCGCGGCCAACACCGCCGCCGATGCGGCCAACAAGGCGGCCGCCCGCGTTGAAACGGCGGTGAGCAGCGCGGCGAGCGCGGCGAGCGCGGCCACAAGCGCAGCCCAAGCCGCCAACAGCGCGGCCACGGCGGCGAACACCGCCACGGGCGCGGCCAACAGCGCGGCGCAAGCGGCCACCAGCGCGGCAAGTGCCGCGAACGACGCGGCAGGAGCCGCCAACACCGCCGCAAACCGCGCGAACCAAGCAGCGGACAGGGTGGACAAGGCAATAGCGGACGCGGAAGCGGCCACGAATGGCGCGAACCAAGCGGCGGAAAAGGCCAACGGTTCAGCAGACAAGGCAGACAAGGCGGCTGCTGACGCTCACACGGCGGCAGACGATGCCCGCGAAGCCACAAAACGGGCGCTTAGCGTCATTGGCAGCGGGACGGGTGGCGGCGCTTCGTCCGGCGGTGGCGCTGACAGCGCCGAGGTTGAGAAGCTTAAAGCGGATGCGGCCACGCTCGCAACCGCGCTTGTCGATCTGACCGACGATTACATAGTTATTGACAACACCGTTTTCACGCCCGCAAGCCGCGTTATCTCAACGGACGGCGGAACCATCGAACTTGACCGGGCAAGCTACGAAAACGGGATTATCACACTTGAATAGGGGTGCATGACATGGCTAACGCAGCAGAAGCATTCAGAATCAAAGGCGAACTTTACGGGGTCGTTGACGATACGGCACGCGAGACGGCAAGCGCCGCGACGGTGCTTGAAGAGTTCGACCGGCAAAAGAGCATTGGGCAGTATCCGGGGCGCTCGCTCGCTGACGCGTTCGCGGCGGAGATTGCAGCGAAGGGCGATATTTACGCGTGGCTTCATTCGCGCGTGCAGGACGCTGACTTTTCGGGCTTGCGCATCGGCGATTACATGGACGTGCCCGTTGCCGCTGGCTCCAACGTTCCCGCGCAGACGGTGCGCTATCTTCTGGCGGCTGTTGACCCGTACTATCAGTGTTCAGATTCGCCGATGCCGCACCACCTTGCGTTCGTGCCCGCCGCGCCGGTTCTTGTGAGCGGCAGCAAGGCCACCAACACAAGCTATATCATGTGGAACACCACGGCCACCAACAACGGAAACGCCACTGTCAAAGAACCCTACCTTGCCAGCCACCTTCACGGTTGGGAGATCAGCGACTATCTGCCAGCCCTTCCGGCGGCGCTTCGCAACGTGCTTATCAACCACCGTTCGTTGTGTGAACAGCGCTACGGCTCTTCTGCGCTGACCGAAGCGAGCGGGTGGGGCTGGGCTGACCTTGGTAAAGTGTGGTCGTTGTCAGAAATGGAAGTTTACGGGTGCGCCGTATGGGGTTCAAAGGGCTATTCGGTGGGCATGGATTGCCATTTCCCGCTGTTCGACAGCACGGCAAGCCGCATCATGGGCGGGCGCGTCACTTGGTGGCTTCGTTCCGTCATGGGCGGTTGTTCCGTCATGGGCGGTTCGGCTTCCTACGTGTGCTATGTCACCGGCGACGGCACTGCCACCAGCTATTCGGCCGCGAATGGTTGGATTCGCCCGCGCCCGTGCTTCCTCATAGGCTGACAAGCCGTTGCATGACGCTATGCCCGCGCCCGCCTTGCGCGGGCGCACTGGAAAGGCAAGCTAATGAGTACCGTACTGGAACGCTACCGCGATTTAAGCAACTTCGAGTATTTCACCACCGCAACTAGGGTGCGCAAGGAGATAACGGCGCTTGTGACTTCGGCGGCAATGCCGAAGTCATACCGCTTCGTTCTGGCCGTGCCTATGGCAGAGACGGCAAGAAGCCTTGTAAGCAACCTTGTGACGGCAAACGCGTTCTACCCCAACACCGAACACAACGTGACGCAGCGGCGGCATTACATGACGCTTGCCGTTGCCAACTGCGAACAGCTGTTGCAAGACCTGCAATGCCTGATTGATCTTGGCATCATCAAGGTTAGCCGGTGCGTGCGCATCGCCGATGATGTGGAAACGGCGGCGAAGCTCATAAAGGGCGCAAGAAAGGGTGTGAAACTCATTGGGCAGCGGTAAAATAGCGTCGCGTTGTGCCTTGTTTAGCGCGTCAATTGGTGGCTTCGTTCCGTCATGGGCGGTTCGGCTTCCAACGTGTGCAATGTCAACAGCAACGGCAATGCCAACAACAATTCGGCCACGAATGGTTGGATTCGCCCGCGCCCGTGATTCCTTTGCACTGCCAGTCATTGCGGACACGTCCGCAATCCGTGCGCAAGAGGAAGGAAGGTACAACGTTCGGCCACATGGCCGTAAATATGCACCCCGCAGGTACCGCAGACCGCTGCTTGCATGGCGCAGGTTTCGGCATTCGCTTGCGTTTCATTGCCGGTGCCTAAGCGGCTATTGGATGCCGATTGCAAGCCGTGCGGGGTGCCCATGAAATCCGAGGAGCGGCGGGCGGCAAGGCGTGCCCGCCGCGATGCCAAACGCGCGGCGAACCGCGCCAAGCGCATTGAATCATGCACGCTTGAAGAGGTGGCCGACATTGACAACCTTTACAGGTGCGCACGCGACTGCGCCCACGGCGTGGCGTGGAAGTCTGCCGTTCAACGCTACCTTGCAAACATCCTTCCGAACGTCCTAAAGACGCACGCCGACTTGATGGCGGGCAAGGACATTCGGCGCGGCTTCGTTGAGTTTGACATATTCGAGCGGGGCAAGCTTCGGCATATCACGTCCGTGCATTACTCTGAACGCGTCGTGCATAAGGCGCTTAACCGCTACGCGCTGGCACCGGCGATCTGGCCGACGCTCGCGCCGGGTTGCACCGCCAACATCAAGGGGCGCGGAACCGACTTTGCCGTATCGCGCCTGAAACAGCAGCTTGCACGGCACTACCAGAAGCACGGCGCAGAAGGTTACGTGCTGCTTGTCGATTTCTCTAACTTCTTCGGGAACATCGACCATGCGGCCACCAAGCGGCTAATTGACAGGGCGCTAGATGACGAGCGAATCAAGGCGCTTATGTACGCGCAAGTTGATTCCCACGGCACCCGTGGCCTTGGGCTTGGCAGCGAGCCGAACCAGATACTAGCCGTTGCCCTTCCAAGCCCCGTAGACCATATGTTGCTGCGCACGCCTTGCGTGCTGGCAAGTGGGCGCTACATGGATGACCTTTATTGCATCGCCCTTGACAAGGCGGAATTGCGCGGCGTGCTTGCCGACATTCGGCGCGAGTGCGCGAAGCTTGGCATTGTCGTTAACGAGAAGAAAACCCGAATCGTGAAGCTGACGCGCGGTTTCACGTTCCTAAAGAAGAGGTTCAACTATGGCGAGACTGGCAAAGTCATTGTGCGCCCGTGCCGTTCCGCCGTAACGCGGGAGCGGCGCAAGCTGAAAAAGCTTGCGGCGTTCGTGGAGCGCGGCGAGATGACGCGCGATCAGGCGTTGCAAAGCTACCAATCTTGGCGCGGTTCGATGATGCGCCTTGACGCGCGGCGAACCGTCGCGAACATGGATGCGCTGTTTACCCGGCTTTTCGGATAGCAGCACAAACACACCAACAGCAAGCCAAGCCCGCCATTGTGCGGGCTTTCCTATTGTTAGGGGGCAAAACATGGCATTCACAGCCGAAGAGGAAGCCGCATTGCGCGGCATCATCGCAATTTACAAGACGCAAGCGCTGTCATTGTCCGATGACGTGGCAGAGATTGCCCCAGCGCTCTACGACCAGTGGACGGGCGACGGCCACTATTACACCGCCGGTGAGCGCGTGGAGCATGGCGGCACGCTCTATGTGTGCTTGCAGCCGCACACGTCGCAAGCGGACTGGACACCAGCAGCCGCGCCGAGCCTTTGGGCGCGTAACCTTGCCGCAGCCGACAGCCCGGACGCAACGGATGTGCCCGCATGGGAGCAGCCGGACGCTACGAACGGATACCCAACCGGCGCGGTGGTGACCCACGGCGGCAGCAAGTGGCAATCGCTTGTTGACAACAACGTTTGGGAGCCGGGGGCGGCTGGAACTGAAACGCTTTGGCAGGTGGTGGACGAATGATTAGCGCCGCCACCGAACAGCTTATAACGTCAATCGTTGGGCTGCTGGCCAGCGGCGTTATAGGCTTCCTTATCGCGCAAGTTAAGAACCTGACCAAGTACCAGCGGGCGCGGCTGATTATCGACAAAGCATCAGCGCGAGAGCATATCAAAACCGCCTATCAAAAGTACGTCATAGACGGCAAGAAAATGAGCATTTCGACCTATGACGAACTGCTAGAGGAATACGAAGCATACAAGCTTCTAGGCGGCAATGGCACTGGTGAGCGTTACATGAACGAGATTAAGGCACTAAAGCCTTATCTAATAATCGACTAAGGGGGACATTATGAACGATCTGAAAATCAACTTTCTTGCACGTGCAAAGAACAAGCTGTTTTGGATGGCGCTAATCCCTGCGCTGTTCCTGCTGGTGCAGATGGTGGCCGCTATTTTCGGCTTCAATTTCGACTTGTCGGAACTGCAAGGCCGAGTGGTTGCCGCCGTTGATGCGCTGTTTGCCGTGCTGGTAATCCTTGGCGTGGTGGTTGACCCGACCACCGAGGGTTTGTGCGACAGTGAACAGGCGATGACCTACACCGAACCCAAGAAAGCCACCCATGGAAGCGAGTAAACGGACGTGGCGCGAGATTCTGGCGTTTGCGTGCGGGGCACTCATGGCTATAGTTGTCTGCTTCGCGCTCATGGTTGCCTACGCAAGCGACCAGCCGCGCGAAGCGGCAGCGCCCGAAATCGTTTTTGCGGTTGATGAACCCACGTACAAGCCTATACCTGCGGGCACTCATATGCCGCTCTACCTTCAAGATGATGTGCAGTGGTCACATATCGGATACGCGGGCGGCACCATCGGTGACAGCGGGTGCGGGCTTGTCTGCGCCGCAATGGCTATCAAGTACATAACGACACAGGACGTTACGCCGCTCACCGTTGCGGGCGCTGTCGGCACCGCGTGTCTGACTGACGGCGTAAACGACATGGAGAAGTTCGCGCAGTGGATTGCCGCGACCTATGAGCCATACGGCATTACGCACACAGGCAAGATTTACAGTTTGCAATCAGCGCTTGCCAAGGTTGACGCTGGCGCGGTCTGCTTTGCTGGCGTGCGCGGTGCGTTCGGCGATACCGAATACAGCAGCCACGTTATAACGATCTGGCGGCACGATGAAAACGGTATGTGGTGGGTTCGCGACCCGGCAAGCCCCGTCAATTCCGCGCGGCCATGGACGCTTGAAGAACTTCAAACGGCAAACCTTTTCTATTTCGTATGCTTGGAAGGTGGTTTCTATGGCACTACAGGGCATTGACATTAGCAATTGGCAGAAGGGCATCAATCTTGATGCCCTTGCCATTGATTTTGCGATCTGCAAAGCGACGCAGGGCGCAAGCTACGTTTCGCCGGATTGTGACCGGCAAATGCAACAGGCGATGAAACGCGGGCTTCTGGTTGGCGTTTACCACTACGTTAACGGCGCTGGCGTTGACGCGGAAGCGCAGCACTTCGCCAACAGCATTAAAGGCTACCTTGGCAAAGCGCTTATCGTGCTTGACTGGGAGCAGGGCGACAATGCCGCGTGGGGCAACACCGGCTATCTTGATTCGCTGGTTGCGAAGGTAAAGGCGCTTACCGGCGTAACGCCTTTGATCTACGCAAGCCAAAGCGTCTTCCCTTGGGATATTGCCAAGAAGCACGGTTGCGGCACGTGGGTTGCGCAATACGCCAACAACAACACGACCGGGCTTCAAGGCAACCCATGGAACGAGGGCGCATATTCATGCGACATTCGCCAATACTCTAGTTGCGGGCGCTTGGACGGCTGGGGCGGCAACCTTGACTTGAACAAAGCCTATATGGACGCGGCGAAATGGCAGCAGTTCGCAGCCGTCGGCGGCGCGGCGCAGCCAGCGCCAACACCGACCGCGCCAGCAACCGGCGTTGAGAACATGGACGCGCTAGACCTTGTGGCCGGGGTGTTCCGCGACGAATACGGCAAGGACGATGACCGGCGCAAGGCGCTTGGCTCACGCTATGACGAGGTGCAAAAGATCGTCAACCACATTTGCAGCGCTTCGGCTGAAACCTTGGCGCAAGAGACGTGGGCTGGCGATTACCGCAACGGTTCAGAGCGAAAAGCGATCTTGGCGCACCGCTATGATGAAGTCATGGCGATTATCAACGGCAACGTTGAAAGCGGCCAGACGTACACCGTCAAATCTGGTGACACGCTTTCAGGCATTGCGGCCAAGTTCGGCACGACTTATCAGAAGATTGCCGCCAAAAACGGCATCACGAACCCGAATATCATCTATCCGGGTCAACGGCTCAAAATCTGACGTTAAAACGGGGCACCCTGATAAGGGGTGCCCCGTTTTCGTGCGTTACAGGGCAAATACGCAAGCCGCCTATCTGGTATTTTGCAGGTTGCCTATGACCGCAAACCAATTGCGGTTAATCTGCAAATAACAGGTTTCAAGGCTTATAACCGTGTTCGCCTTAGTTATACTAGGCTCCACCA